GCCCGTCTTGGCGAGCAGTGGCCGGAGCAGATCAAGAAGGAGCGCGAGCTTTCCTTTCGTCCATGCCTGACCATCAACAAGATGCCCGCGTTCATCCGCCAGGTGGTCAACGATGCTCGGCAGAACAAGCCCTCGATCAAGGTTCATCCTGCTGACAGCAAAGCTGACCCGAAGACGGCGGAGATCATCAACGGCCTCATCCGCAACATCGAGTACACATCGAACGCGGATGTAGCCTACGACACAGCAGGCGAGCAGGCCGTCACGTGTGGCTTCGGCTACTGGCGCGTCGGGATGGATTACTCCTATTCCGACGCCTTCGACATGGATCTGACCATCGAGCGGATCGCCAACCAATTCTCCGTCTATAGCGACCCCAATTCGACCGCAGCCGATTCCTCCGATTGGGATGTGGCGTTCATTGTCGACCGGATGCCTCAGGCGGAGTTCAAGCGGAAGTACAAGGGAAAGAAGAACGCGGACGAAAAGCCGGTCACAGTCGATTTCGAAAGCGACATGAACCTTGGCGAATGGTTCAACGACGACGGCGTGATGATTGCCGAATGGTGGCGCCGCGAAAAGGTAGCCACGACGGTTTATCAGCTGTCGAACGGCCACACCTACACAGAAGAGCAGTTCCAGGACGAGGACGTTCAGCTCGGCATCCAGGCCGGCGCTCTCCAGATCGTCAAGCAGCGCCCCACGACGACGCACAAGGTGACGCAGGTCATCATGTCCGGTGCCGATGTGCTTGAGGTCAATGATTGGCCCGGCTGCTTTATCCCGATCATCCCGGTTTACGGGGATGAGATCATTGTCGAGGGAAAGCGCTATTTCCGGGGCCTGATCCACAGCGCCAAAGATGCGCAGCGCATGGTCAACTACTGGCGCTCGACATCGACAGAACTGGTTGCCTTGGCTCCCAAGGTGCCGTTCATCGGGCCAAAGGGCGCTTTTGACGATGACCCGAACTGGTCAACGGCCAACAGCAAGAGCCACGCATATCTTGAGTACAACGGTGCCCAAGCACCTGCTCGCCAGCCTCTTGACAGCGGTCCTGCAGGCGGGGCGCTTCAGGAGGCATTGAACGCTTCGGACGACATGAAGGCCATCATGGGCATTTATGATGCCTCTCTCGGTGCTCGGTCGAACGAAACCAGCGGCAGGGCGATCATGGCTCGCCAGAGGGAAGGGGATATTGCAACCTTCCACTTCATCGACAACATCAGCCGCGCCATCCGGCACACGGGCCGAATCTTGATCGACCTCATCCCGAAGGTTTACTCGGGTGAGCGCATCGTTCGTGTCCTGGGTGAAGATGGAACGGCTGAGGCGAAGAAGATCAACGGCCCCTCTCAGGAGATGGACGATAACGGTGAGCCGGCGGTGGATGAAATGGGTGAGGCCATCATGGCCATGCACGACATCACCACTGGCAAATATGACCTGACCGTCACAACGGGGCCAAGCTTTACGACCCGTAGGGAAGAAGCCGCTGCCCAGATGACGGAGCTTGTCCGTGCATTCCCGCAGGCTGCACCGTTCGTTGCCGACATCATGGCGAAGAACTTCGACTGGCCCGGCGCAGACGAGATTGCCAAGCGCTTCGAAGCCATGAATCCGATGAACCAACAGCAGCAGATTCCGCCGCAGGTTCAGCAGGCGCTCACCGAGTTGCAGGGCAAGGTTGAGGAACTGACCCGCGAGACCGAACGTCTCAAGGACGGCCACGACATCAAGATGTACGAGGCGCAAACCGATCGCATGAAGGTTACGGGCAGCGAGAAGATGGACCAGGCCAAGCTTGGTATCGATCTGCTCAAGATGTCCGAAGAACCACAGCAGGTTCCCGCGCGCCAAGGGTAAGCGGCGCATCCCACCACATCGCACCAACCATCAAAGGAGTGCAACCTCATGGACGAGGACATGACAGCTATTGCCGGAGAACTGGCAACCCCAGCAATCGAAACGCAACAGCAGGAAGTGGCACCTGTCGAGAATGACGGGCCTGTTGATCTTGACGCAGAGGTCAGCACCGAAGCCGAGGCAGGGCAGGACGCCGATCCCGAAGTCGATCCCAACGCGGAGCCGACAGAGGGTGAAGCCGAAGCTGAACCGGAACTGGTGGATCTTGAACTAAACGGCAAAGCCTACAAGGTCCATCCGGACCTTAAGGATAGCGTCCTCATGCACGCGGATTACACCCGCAAGACACAAGAGGTCGCCGCCGAACGAAAGGCTGTCGAGACACAGAGGGAGCAAGCTGCGGCACTCTTTCATGCCTCGCAGGAATACATCGATGCCAAGGCGGCAATCAGAAGCATCGAAGGCCGGCTGCAACAGTACCAGAACGTAAACTGGGATCAGTTGGAGCAGGAAGATCCGATGGGCGCACAGTCCCATTGGCGTCAGTTCCAGACGTTGAAGGAGCAACACCAGCAGGGGGTTCAATACCTGCAAAACGCGGATAGCCAGCGTACTGCGCAAGCGGAGCAAGACATTGCCAACCGGCTGCAGGAAACGCGGAAATTCGCGCAAGAAAAAATTCCAGGGTACTCGCTGGAGCTAGAAAACAAGGTCGTGGAGTTTGCGACGAAGGAACTCGGTTTTGAAATCGAGCAGATCCGGACATCGATCAACCCTGCCATCTTCAAGACCATGCACCTTGCATGGCTCGGCTCCCAAGCCCTCCAGAAACAGCAGACAGCACCGCGCCCCACGGCTCCAACCCAACCATTGAAGACGGTTTCCTCCAAGGCCTCGCCGGCCGTGACGAAGGACCCGGAAGAGATGAGCATGGATGAATACGCACGATGGCGCTCCTCCCAGACCAAGCGATAAGGATTCGCGACAATGGCTAACGCAGTCAAAACAGTCAGCATGATCGCCAAAGAGGCGACCATGATCCTCGAAAACGAACTCGTCATGAAGAAGCTCGTCTATGACGGGTATCAGGAAGAGTTCGGCAAAAACCCCAACGGCTACAAGATCGGCTCCACGCTGACGATCCGCAAGCCAACCGACTTCACCGTTCGTGACGGTGCCGTCGCCTCTGCCCAGGATGTGGTCGAAGGTTCGACTACCATCGTGGTCAACAAGCAGAAGGGCATCGACTTTCAGTTCACCTCCCAAGAACTGACGCTCGAAATGAACCAGCTTTCCGAGCGCGTCATTCGCCCGGCAATGGTTCAGCTCGCCAACCAGGTCGATCGCGACATCATGGCGCTTTATACGCAAGTGCCGAACCTCGTGGGCACCGCCGGCCAGACCATCAACTCCTACGCCGACTTTGCAAAAGGCCCGGAGCGGATGGACGAGCTGTCGATCCCGCAGGATATGCGCAACGCCGTCCTGTCTCCATCCGACCATTGGGGGCTTCTCGGCTCGCAGACTGCGCTCTACATGTCGGACGTTGCCAAGAGCGCATACCGCAAGGGTTCGCTCGGTGAAATCGGCGGCGTGGATACTTTCATGAGCCAGAACGTTCCGACCCATACCGTTGGTGTGGCAACCGGCACGCCTCTGGTCCAGGGTGGCTCGCAGACATCGACCTATGCAGCCACGAAGGACACCGGCACGCAGGTCTTGAACACCGATGGCTGGACGAACTCCACCACCGGCATTCTGAAGGCTGGCGACATCATCGAGATTGCCGGCGTCTTTGCCGTCAATGCGGTCACCAAGGCAACGCTGCCCTTCCTGCGTCAGTTCGTTGTGACGGCCGATGCAGATTCCGGGGCAACGACCGGCCCTGCTGCCTTGACCATCAGCCCGCCGATCATCACGTCCGGCGCGTTCCAAAACTGCTCTGCCGCTCCTGCGGACAATGCAGCAATCACCGTCAAGACGGGCACAGGTGGCACTGGCTACCGTCAGAACCTGATGTTCCACAAGAACGCCTTTGCGTTTGTTTCCGTTCCAATGGAAGCACCGCAGGGCGCTGTGAACGTCTCGCGTCAGTCCTACAAGGGCATCAACGTCCGCGTTGTCCCCTACTATGACGGCACGAACGACATCAGCAAGTGGCGTCTGGACATCCTGTACGGGTCCAAGGCGATCGATCCTCGCCTCGCCGTCCGCGCTTACGGCACGGCTTAACACCAAGAGGGGCGGGGGAAACTCCGCCCTTCCTCCTTCTGTGAGGGCACGATGGCGATCACCACTTATGACGAATTGAAAGCCGCCGTCCTTGATTGGATGGCCCGTTCCGATATTACGGGCAGCACAAGCGATTTCGTCTCCCTGGCTGAGGCACGGCTGAACCGTGAGATCGGCCCTGTCACGACAGACGCCACGTTGACCGGCACTGCCGGGTCTCGGCGCATCGATATTTCCTCAATCGCCCTCGTCCAGCCGATCGCGCTTCATATCGTGGTCTCTGGCGACGAAG